GTATTGAAAGAGGCTTCTACTCCTGTTAAAAGAATATTTGCATCACCGGAGACAGTAGCTGTGCCTTCGGTAAAGACTAAAGAAACTCCTGTAACAAGGACATCAGCATTGGCTTGAACAGCAACCGTGCCTGTTTCAAAGGAGGCCTCGACACCCGTGACATCAAAATTAGCATCACCGGAGACAGTAGCTGTGCCTGTTTCAAAAGAAGATTCAACTCCTGTTAAAAGAACATTCGCTGTTCCTGTCGCATCAGCCGTACCTGTATTAAATGATAATTCTTGTCCTGTAACAGCAACAACAGCACTACCCGTAATGGTAGGTGTTCCAATAACTGCATCTATTTGATCTTCAGCTGCGGTAACGGTAATACTTCCATCACCACTAATAATTAAGTTCTGAAGAGCAATGTCGGAGGATACTCCTGTCGGAGTGACAACCGCACTTCCAATAACTGTTTCATCACCGAGAGTAAAGGATAGACTTTGGCCTGTTAAAGAAACGACAGCATTGGCTGAAATAGTAGCCGTGCCTAAAGTAGAAGTAATCGAAACGCCTGTTAAGGCAACATTAGCATCCGCAACAATAGCAGCAGTGCCTATCGCAGTGGATAGTTGAACGCCTGTGATGGCGACAGTGACATTAGTAGAGCCGGTAGCCGAGAATGGTGCCTCAGCAAAGGCGACTCTTCCTAGCATCATCTAGGAACCTCCTAGCTTATTCTAAGAATTGCGTTTGTAGCGTCGTTTGTTGGAAACTGAATTGTAAATGTTCCTGATGTCGATGTCTTCACACCACCAAAATCAATCACTGCAATCGCTGCATTGACGTTCGCTGATGAAGTGTTGTAAATCAAAGCTGCTTGAGCTGAGATGGTTGCACTTGTAAATGATAAATCATCAAAGTCGACAAAAGCTGTCGATGCTGTTGCATTTGTTTTGGTTAAGCTGACGTTAGCATTTGCTAAAGTACCACCGCCTGCTGAATAGGAACCTGAATCACCGACTTCGTTTGAAACGGTATAGGCTGATGTGTTTGCATCCAATGAAGCTGAGTTTGAATAGAGAGCGAGTTTGATTGTATCGCTGGATATATCATGATCGCCATCTAACAACTGCTGTTTGAATGTTGCACAAACTGCTTGGTTAATTGCCATTTTTTAAGCCCTCCTTAGGCTTGTGGATCTGCTGACGGTAAGGGTACTCGTAAAACTCCATCCGCATACTCGTCTCTACGTTTACGTCCCATCTGCTCATTTGAAAATGCTGTTAAAGCAGTTTGGAACTTTTGTTGATATAATTGCATATCTTGTGCATTTTTCAAGTAGGAAAACGTTTCACCAAGAACGCCATATAAAAGAACTTCGGGAGCATTATTAGATAAAAATGTTGTTGTTGAGGTATTACTTGTTCCATCCCCTAATCGTTCTGGTTGTTCATTATACCAAACCGAAATGGTATAGGTATCATCAGGAGTAGGAGCTAAAATCAAAGTGTCATTATCCCAGTTAGCCCAGTATTTAGGCTCCCCTGTCGTTGTTCGATTTCCTGTATATTCATCCATGAATGTTGTATCTCGTTGCTCTAACCAAACTCGAGCATTAGTCGAAGCATTAGAAATGATTTGAACAGCTCTTGTTAATCGAAAAGTGCCAGGCATATTAGATAAATTAACAAAAGAATTATTGGCCGTTAATGTTGTGGTCGCATATCGTCTTTGAGCATCAGTGTCTAAAAGACGATCTATTTGATTTTCAATATTAGTGATAAAAACATTAATGACAGAATTTGATAAAACATTACTATCCACCTCTGTGTAATTTCTCACATTATCTAAAAGTTCTGAATAATTCATGATGTACTCACAGTCACTTTACCAACTCGTATGAGTGGATTCAAGTCTCTTGTTTCTGTAGAAGGTATCATTCCTGTTGACGTAAAAGAACTATCTCCTGGAGATCCAACAAAAACAGTCACAGGCTCTTGTCTTGCGGGCCTGGGGTCTTGTAAAGCTTCAGGATCAGCGGGGTGATAAGGAGGATCTAGTTGTGGATGTTTGGGTTCAAAACATTCGGGACAAGTAAAAAGTCCATTCCATTCTTGTTGTAACTGTAAATATTTATACTGTTGACCACATCGATCGCATAAAGCTAAAGCGTATTTACCAACAGCGAAAGTCATTGTTAGATGTAAGAACGCATAGGGACAATATGAGCTGATACTCTTTGAGTGTCCTCATTCAACGCTCTATTCAATTCTGTTTCATAAACCTGACTAAGCATTTGCATTCTTTCAGGTGCAACTTCCTGTGAAAGATAATATGCAAGACCTGAGACGGTACAGGGTAAAAATCGATAAGGTGCATCAGGTGTATTAGTATAAGCACCGACATCTTCAATTCTTGCAACATAGTAGTAATTAATTTGTGTGTCTGTTGTATTAGGTGTTTGATATAAATTTATTTCTACGTTTGCTAAATTTCTTCTCACGTAGTATTGACTGGGTCTGCCTTGGTCCTGTTTGTTAGGTAAGGCCTCATATTGTGATCGACTAATTTTTGTTAAAGTTGTATCAGTGATTGTACCATCATTGTTTGTTTCTCTAAAAACAGCTTCTAAGACATCACTGGTATCACTCGGTGCAGTATAAGTAGTTGTGCCTGCAGTTAAATTTGCAGTTTCATTTTGAATTTTCCAAAGGTGGACACCTCGGTTTCCCCATTCTGAAAATAATAAATTAAGGTTATCTCTAGCTGCTGCTAGCTCATAACCTGTTCTAACAGATTTACCACAACGAGCATAAGCACGTTCAATAATTCGATCAAAACTTAAATCAAAATTAGTTGTTCCCGAGGTAGCCATTAGTTATCTACTTTACTTTTCCGCCACGCTTCATTCCCATAGCCATGGCTTTTCTAGGTGAGACACCTGTAACATCGCCTCCACCCATCATTTTCATCATCATTCCGCCGCCTCTTTTTTTAACGACATTTTTCTTGCCGCCTCTTTTTTTAACGACATTTTTCTTTTTCATCATGATGTTTTCTCCTTTTTAAATAGTTTTTCGTACGTTTCTTGCCTTGTTCTGACGACCTCGTCATAATACTCGGCTGGCCACTTTTCATAATAACCTATCTTATGTAGTTTGCAACTCGCTTCATACAACTGTTTAAACTTCTGTATAAGCATCATGGAATAACCTAAATCCGACTCATAAGTACAATCATCTGTTGGATCCACTAAGAATTCTTCTCCATCAGCAGTCGCAGGATTATCAGGATGAAAACCCATAAAGTAAACATCACGTCTATTGTATGTTTTATTATAGAAATCTATTTTTTCTTGAAATTGTTCTGGAGTGTATTGGTCCCAAAAAGGATCACAAAAGATAATAATATCGTGTTGTTTTTTATTCCAATCTTTCAATACATTGGTGAGATGTTTTTCATACTTGGATTTATCCATTCGAACTTCAATACGAAGTTTTTTATCCTTACGCCATTTAGCAGCAAAAGGACATGCTGGAAAACCTAAATGTTTATTCATTGGTTCTAAGACTTGCTTAGACCATTGAATTACATCTTCTTTAATTTTTTCTGCTTGTTTTTTTCGAGACAAAAGTTTTTACATTCGTAGGCTTTCCGCCTGGATTGCCAGCAGCACGCTTACGACGTACTGCTGACGCTTTTTGAGAACTTGACATACTTCTTGCTTTCGCAATCGGTACACACTTTGGATACTTTCTTTTTGATCCTTTTGATCTTCCACAGGGTTGATACTTACCGTCTTTTTTCGGTGCACCAATGTCCACCCAACGTTCTTTTACCCATTTACGAAGACCATTTTGAGCCATTAGAATATTGATCTAATAACTTCAATAACAACAAGCACTACAACAACAGAAACAAAAATCTTTGCATTGTTATTTAACTTGTTCCACATGTTTTTGATTTTATTCATGATTAACCTCCTTAAACATAAAGTTTGGTTTTCTTACGTCTATTATCTGCAACCATACCACATCCAGCAGCGACCATTTCACCACCGTTTGCTTTCCTTTGTGCGGATACGGCTTTTCTCTTTTGAGATTTAGACTTACCACCAGGGGTAACTTTACCTGAACATACTGCACTCGCATACATATTTGCGTAAGCAGAAGGGTAAACTTTAAACTTTCTTTTTGCGGCGGCTTTTCCTTTTGAGCAGAGTTTTGCCATTTTTTTTACCTCCAGGTTTCATTATTTGTTGAGACATTTGTGAACGTGAGATTGCCATTATTCTTTCATTAATTTGTCTTTAACAACAGCCATATCTTGTAACAACTGGTCTATTTTCTCATCTAATCCTTTTAAAATTTCATCTGTAGATCTTTGTTTTTCTTCTAAAGCAGATACCTTATTACTAATGTTTTGCCAAGCCATCCCTACTACAAATATTAAAATTAACCCTTTGAGAATTAATGATTGATATTTTTCAAAGATCTTTTCCATAATTTATCCTATCATTATATATATCATTTACAATCCGTTCTATGAGAGTTGTGAGGTAAAGCGCAATCCTCTGGTTGAATCATTCCTAAGAAAAATTCTATCTGAACAAGTTTGTTTTCCAAAGCTAAAATAGATGCTTTAACATCATACAAATTAGAGATGTCTTCTACCTTTTCTTCTAATTTTATCATCTTTTCCATATGTATTTTTTGAGAATTCCATATTTCACCCGCAAGAAATATATTACCACTGACCACAGCAATAATAGACACTAAGATAGATAAGGTTTTAAAATTGACCTCGATTTTC